AGTTGAAGTGAAATGTGTGCTGGGAGGAGTATATTTAATGACCCCTACTCCCGTTGGGTCAATGTTACTTAGTGCTATACTCTATGACGCAAACCAGCAGGCAACTTAGCATTCCTGCGTGTTACTTCCATCCCATAAGTTGCTGCCTGATCTAGATAGAAACCTTCCCTAATTGGTTTCCAATTCTTCATATTCTCAGCAGCAGACTTGCAATCGTTGATTATATACTTTAAGGAGTACATATCTAAGGTTTTAGAGTCTGCTTCCCAACGTGCAAAATGTTCAGCAGTGGCAGCATCTTCGCAAGGATTGTAGGTCATTTTGGGTTTGAGTTTGGTGGTTACACTATAGAGACACTTTGTACGTCCCCCCTTTGCTTAAGTAATGCTTACGAGTGCAGACTCTATGTTAACCTCTCTGGTATCTAACAAAACATAATCGTAGAAACCATCTTCCAGTTCTACCATATAAGCATTGGCAGCAGAGAAACAATCAAATAGTCTGAGTGATTTGAAGTCTTCACCCTCATAATCGTATCCTCCGATAACAGCATAGACTTTGGTGATTGTCATTTTGGGTTTGAGTTTGGTGGTTACACTATAGAGACACTTTGTACGTCCCCCCTTTATAAACCTTATAAGATCTAAGGGTTTATAAACACTATAAATCGACTCCTAAGTGATATGAATTGAAAATCAATTCTATCAGGAATCGTCCCTGTTTTTGTTATTCTTAATTGTGCTCTATTAAAATATACTTGGGAGTCGGCAACTCTGGAACACTAACGTTAAACCACTTCTGCCTTGATCGTATACAAATAGAATGTATCAGTTAATGATTCTTAAGTGCTCAAAAGAAGCAGGGAATTCTTTATATCCACTCTTAAAGACTTCTACTCACCGGGTTAACCGTCTGTCGATGCTTTATGGGAAAGAATTATACTTCAGATTGAAACAGTTAATAACTCTTAAATCTGATATGTTTATTTATAAAGTAAATACCTGTGGAAAAAGAGTTCTCCACAGGTATTCTTATAGACTCATACTCTTAAGGTTGTGGAAAACTCTTTTTCCACAGATTACCAACGGACAGGTACATCGAGATCTTCTACATATGCAGAAACTTTCTCATTGGGTTCTAGGTCAAAAATCTTCTCCCATTCCATATTGTGTGGGTCAAAATCATTCAAAACATCAAGTTCTAATGTTACACGATAACGTTGTCTTTGACTCTGAAGATAAGAAACAGACATGAAAGTTGACCTCCATTTGTGTATAAGTTCATTCTAGACTATTCTGAGAGGGTTGTCAAGAATGTTGAGAGTATTTATGAACCTTTGTGTGTGGATTTTGATATATCCTGGGGTTGACATTTTCTCGAAGTGCTGTTAGATTGACGCCTAAGATCACAAGGAAAACAAGCATTTATAAGGTCTTTATAAGATACTTATCTATCATCTATCAGGTCCTTATTCACCACAAGAATAACACTATTGATTCTCAATTGCACCACCTTATTGAGAATGAAAGAAAACACTTAAAATGATTCTTTATTGTGTTTAATTAATATCATTTTTTAATCCATTAGTAAAGCATATTATCAGTAAAGATGTTGCAACATATACATATAATAAAAACATCATATCAGTAATATGAAACAAGGAATAATCTATGCAATCTACAATAAAGAAACCGAGACATATTACATAGGACAGACTACACACGAACTGAATAAAAGATGGAAAGAACATATCTATCAATCAATCAAAATGAATCCTGCTCCACTATACAAATCAATGCGAAAGTATGGTCTGGATAAATTTAATATTAAGGTGCTAGAAGAATGCCCTATTGATAACTTGGATGAGAAAGAAACTTATTGGATAAATGAACACAATTCATATTCTAAAGGATACAATCAAACCACAGGTGCAGGTGGTCAATATAAGATATCTGAAGATGTAAAAGATAGAATTTCTGAAACAATGTCCGGAGTTGAGAAAACACCAGAACATATTGAAAATATAATAAAAGGAATGAAAAGAAAGGGTCTCGGGTTTACTATTAGAGGTGATGGTAAGCATCATTGTGTAAAAGTAAAAACGATTAATATTAATACTTTAGAAGAAACTTTTTATGATAGTATAACTGAATGTGCGATTGGGTTAAATGTTTCAGTTCCATATATTGTTCGTAGTATAAAGAATGGATGGAAAATTAAGGAGCACAGAATCATCAAATTAGAAGATAAGAGTAAAAGTTATGCAATCTATGGTATAGATAAAATTACAAATAAAGTGAAATATACCTTTCCAAGTATAAGATCCGCAGGCAGAGAATTGGGTTCTGGTGGTGATAGTGGATGCCGCAAATCTCTTAAACATCCACACAAATATACCTGGAAAGGTTGTTATTGGTTTTATGAATAACACAAAAAAATGAGAGAAAGGAACTCCTTCCTCTCTCTCATAGTTGACCTTTTCCTTCACCACTATTTGAGAATTATTCATACTTTACAGAATCACTTTTTATAACCAAGAGGCAAATTCCTTCCTCTCTTAAATATTAGTTTGCAAAGGCACCAAGTTTAACAAATTCAGATCTAATTGACTTCTCTGCAATTCTCTTACCATTCACAAGAAAGTTATATCGTAACTGACCTTTGACTGTTTTAGATACTTTACAGGTGAGAACTATTTCACCATTATTGTATTGGAAGTAGTGATTACAAACTCCATTAAGTCTATAATCAACAACTCCATTCCTTGCTTGATAGTTTTCGAGTGCTAGTGTCTCGGTGAGTTTGATAGAATCGAAAAGGTCGTTGATGTTCATTTTGTTTGATTAGTAGTTTGAAACAACAGAGTGAATAGTTCCAGTTGAAGTATATATCAACTGCACATCGCAAGAGTATTCTTCAGAGAGAGAATATGCAATGTCAATGGCACGATCTTGATCAGTGGTTTCATTCTCCCAAGGGGCAGAAGTACATCGAACAGAGAGTTGCATTTGGTTTGAGTTTGTGTTCATTTTGGTTTGAATAGTTTCAGTCAACTTGACCCTCAAATCCCCAAGATTGTACAAGAAAAGTTGGATTTAGTTTTGCACACAAATTCCAGGCATCTTGAGCAGTTTCTGCCATATAACCAAGTCGGGTAGAGTAGTTTTTGTCAGTGAAGATACCACGGAAAGAGTAGGATTGTTCGGTCATTTGAGTTGTGGATGTCATTTTGGTTTGGTTTGAGTTTGTGCTTACACTATAGGGACACTTTACACGTCCCCCCTTCACATTATCAACGAGCATAAAGATATCCACCACTCCAATCAGCATTAGCAAATAAGTATTCACGATCTTTAATTAATCGCAGGTCGTATCTAACACCTTTTGCTGGTGCTTTGTAAGATGCAGACTTATAAATTTCACCAGTCTGCTTATCAACGAAGCAGTGAACACTATGATGACCACCACCATCAACAAACATAATTTTGTGATACTTTCTACCACTCTCAATCTGATAATCAATCGGGCAAATACCTGCCTCAAGATCTTTTATAGCACTCAAGTGATACTCTAAACTATCACCACGATTTATAGAGTGTTGATGCCCACGAATAGAATACTCACAAAAGTTATCTTTGAGAGCATCAATCAACTGATAGCAATACTTAACTATATTCAGTTGAATTGTGTTGCGAGCATCCTGTCCAGCAACGTAATCAGAAAAGGTGGCAGTCATTTTGGTTTGGAGTTGGTTTAGGATTGGTGCTTACACTATAGAGACACTTTACACGTCCCCCCTTTGAGTGAGTGTTACTTCTTAGGAAATAACCAACCCTTGAGCAGATCTATTATAATAATTCCTCCTAACACTTGCAACCAAGAAATACTCAATCCGAAGATAAGTGTAAGAATTGCCCATACAATAGTAGCAAAAGTTGGAATTACTATGAGTGTTGCAATTGCTTCTGCAACTATCTTAATGTCATCGTTTGAGAGTGTCATTTTGGTTTGGGTGAAGTTTGTGTTAATATTAATAAGGTTTAGATATTATCATCAAATACTTTCTCCACTTCATTAACTTCTGCATCTGTCAACTTGCGGAAGTTACATTGATCAATTACCCAATCAAGTGCTTGTTCAAAATCACATTGAGTTTCACCTACAAATTGAGGGAAAGATTGCATTACCTGAGAGAATTGTGTCATTTGAGTTTGGGTTTGATGCTTACACTATAGGGACACTTTACACGTCCCCCCTTTGCAACTCTCTATCAATTGATTAAGTTCTTCTAAAAGTTCTTGATTGAAAAGTTCAACAATAGGCACATCATCACCATCTGTTTCGTAATATAAATCACACTCAAATTGATATGCAAGATCTTCATCAATAGAAGAAAGATCTTTGATTCTCTGTTCAATAGAATGAATAAGGTTCTTCATACTTTAACTATCCAATCAGAATCATTGTGAAGATTTACCCAGAAAAAGTTCTTACCATTGAATGAACGTAAGAACATAAGATCTCCCTTAGTTTGTTCAACAATACACTCAGGGTTCTTATTCATAAGATTGGCAAATCTGTTCTTTGCCTTATTACTTTTTGGTTCAACAATTACATTGTTCATTTTGCTTAGAAAAGTTGGGTTTGGTGCTTACACTATAGGTAGACACTTTATGACTCCTCCCCTTTATATTAGATACCATTGATGAAGTCGGCAACCGCATCATCATAATCTTTTTTGGAATCAAATGTGCGACCATAGATTGTTCTTGGATAGGTTACGTTAATGTTACCTACCGCAGCAACATTGCGGCAGTCTTGTTCATCATAACCCATTTCAATTAAGTTTTGAACGTAAGGGTTGTAGTGTGTCATTTGCGATTCAAGTAGTTGATAAGAAGAATGTGTCCTGCTCCTAAACTGTAAGCAAGCAGGACTAGGATTCCAGAGGTAATCATCTTGGTTTGTTGGATTGGTGCTTACACTATAGGGACACTTTATGCGTCCCCCCTTTCTATTACCTTAGAGCAATTGCACTATCTTCAGAGATACTACCTTCCGGAAGTTGTGAACACTCAGCACAAGCAACTGCCTCAGCAAAAGTATTAAACTCGCCAAAGTTGATTTGATTACCAACCAAGCAACCTTTATACTCATAAACCATTGCTTGAACAGAAAATACATCGCATTTGGTGTTACGATCTACACGATGTCGCACCTCAATTTTATTACCTTCCTGTGAATAGACATCAAAAGTGTTGCTCTTAAAACGACGATCCCAGTTAGGGAAACTCACAGAAAGATCGGTGTTTTCTGCGAACAAATTAGCAAAGTGAATAGTCATTTTGGTTTGAAAGTTGATTGGTTTTGTGCTTACACTATAGTGACACTTTACACGTCCCCCCTTTGAGTTATTGTATCAATCTTCCCATAAGTTTCGTTGTATCAAAATCTTGCGGATTTCAATAAATGCAAACTGACGAAGTTGTTTGTTTGTGGTACTATCAAAGGCACTATAAAGACGACTGAGATATTCGTCTTGTGATGCCCCTATGTTACCACTACCACCAAGGTCATTAAGTGTTGATCCTGCCTTGGACTTAGATCTTCCAAAGTTACCTGAGACCTGACCAGTTGTTCTTAGTTTTGGTTTGATCTTTGAGAGGTTTGAGTGTGTCATTTGTGCTTTAAGTAGTTAATGAGAAGAATTTGTCCTGCTCCTAAACTATAAGCAATCAGGACTAGGATTCCAGAAGTAATCATCAATCTAAACAAACAAGGTTTGGAACAAATAACCAGATATATTCACCATCTTTAGGTTCAACTCCACCAACAACAAATTCAGAATGAATTGCACTGGCACTGTCATAATCCTCTGTGCAAATTAAATACTCAAGACGATCCTTAAATGTTGCTGTCAGTTCATCAATGCAGGTTTGTTTGTTCATTTGAGAAAGAAATAGTTTGTGTGTGAGAAAGAAAAAGATGCCCTATTCAGTTAGCAACTAGAGCAAGGTTAGCAACACGATCTTCAGGAACAAAATCCTGAAGTTTATCAAGTATCATCTCAAATTGTTGAGATAATTTGGCATAGTATGAAGCAAGATGAACATTCTCTGCCTCCATACAATTATCTCCAACATCATCAAGAGCAGAGATAATATCTAACAATTCACCAGATGTGAAAGAGATAGTAGTCATTTGGAAAGTTTCAGTTTGAGTGATTTAAGTGCTTGTTTACGTGCTACAATCTGACCCTTACACATTCCCTTGGTTCGTTTACTCTTACCAGAGTTATGTTTCCAGTTTGGGGTATTCATTTTGGGTTGGTTGGTGAGTGCTTACACTATAGAGACACTTTGCACGTCCCCCCTTATCTATTCACAAGAAAGAGATTGTGAATTTTAGCACGAATAGAGTAAACATCTTCACGATCATAATCATCATTATCCAGAGCATTACCAATGAAATTATAAATCATATCCCATTCGTTTTCTGTAAAGAACTCTTGAGTTGTTTGAGTTGTGGATGTCATTTTGTTTCAGAAAGTAGTGAGACTTCAGTGATGTTAGGATTTGATTTTAGCAGACGATTGAGTAACTTTGTTCTGTTAGAGTTCTTTGATAGATCTAACTCAACTTGAATGGGAATCTCTTCTGAAACTCTATTTTCATAAGAAAACTTAACAAATACAGTTGATGTCATTTCAACCTCCACCATAAACATAAGACACAACACCTTCAGGATGATTGACATTCTCAATCACTTTGATTGCTGCTTCATTGAACTCTTTTTGCTTACGTTCTTTGATGTAAGCACTCGTAGAATCTCCAAACTCTTTTATAAAGATTTGTTCACAACGAGGCAAAGATTCAGCAGCAATCACTACCATTCCAGAAGTGTAATCATAGAGAACGTCATTGATGATGTAGAGATTCATTTTGTTTGAGTGGTTTGGTGGGTTTGGTGCTTACACTATGGGGACACTTTATGCGTCCCCCCTTTAGTTTACTTTACCTATGCACACACAGCAACAGGAATATCTACTTGTTGTAGAAACTTATCATCCCAACGTCTGTTATTGTAACATACCCATTTGCCATTCGTAAATAGATAGGCATACTCTTCATTATTCCCAATATACTTACCAAAGGTAGCATCAATACGTGGAGGGCAATCTTCACCCCTGGAAGAATAATAAAGAGCACCTGTAGTTGGAAGAACTTCATTATTCCAACCAGTATTAGTCCACAGGCAACTAATATCACCACCATCAATTAATTCTGCTGCTTTCTCATAAGAGTTGAAATGTTCAACCAATTTGACACCATTGAACTCAGGATATCCATCATAGTGGCAATATACTGAAAGAATTGAATCATCTGCGAGTTGAATACCGATGCGTGAACGAGTTGACATTTGAATTGGTTGATTTGAGTGGTTACACTATAGAGACACTTTACACGTCCCCCCTTGAACATACTTACTTAAAACTTACATTCACTCCAATGACTTTTGCAGTTGGATTACGTGCAAGTGCCGTAACTTTTGCATCCTGATTGTTATTTGCCTGCACCTGTTCCTTAAACACTTTTCCACCAACATAGAGATCGACGATGAATTTCATGAGAAAACCTTTGGTAAACCAGCAACAATTAGAAAAGATAAAAGAGCAACAATATCCCAACACTTATGGCGAATCATATATGGAATGGCAAGAGAATTGCCCACCAGATATAATCTACAACCTAAAGTTGTGTCGTGATACATTGTGATAATGTAGGCAAAACAAATAATGAAACTGGAAAGAATACGAGCACGATTTTCAATCATGTTTTGAACTCTCAATAGTTAAAGAGAAATAAGACATTACCACAACTCCGATTCAATTACTTGAGAGAAAACAACACCAATACTATCACAGAATCGTTCTGCTGCTTCCCACAGGGTTGCTGAACGATCATCTTCAAGTTCATCAGCATCCACACATAACTCTACCATATCAAAACCATTCGGAATCCATGAAGTAGAATCTGTGGGCAGAAAGAACTCTACACCAACTTCAACAATTGTTGGGTTGGTAGTGTGTTGAATGAAGGAAGGCATGATCTGAGTTTGGTGCTTACACTATAGAGACACTTTACACGTCCCCCCTTACTAACTCCAAGATTTCTCCAGAGTGAAGTTGAGTCTGCTAAACTCTGTGCGATTCACAACTTTGTATGAACCATACTTGTTAGTAATCACATATCCTTCGTGTTCACTACTGCGACCATCAATCTCGCAAGAAATGTTTCTGTCGGCACGAATGTAGAAGAACAAATCCATTTTTATGGACTCTACAAGTTTCCACAATCTAATCAGGTTCTTGTCACAATTACACTTCTCGGCAATTTCATACTCACACACTTTGCGATTCTCACGAATACAAAGGTTGATCTCTTTCTTGATCTTGACTGCTTCTTTTTCGGACACAAATTCACACAAAGTGCTCATCTGTCTGGCAAAGTTACAGAAGTCAAGAATATCTTCACGATCATCAGTTATAGACACTCTGGGACGCACCCATAAGACATTAGAACAGGCACGAACTTTCGCACCGAAGGATGCACTACAATCACGAAGATTGCTCCCAGAATAGGTTGTATGAGGGGCAAAGATGATCGGTTGAGTGATTACATTTGGAAACTTATATGTGATAGTATTGGGGCAATAAGTGTCAGAACCACCATAACCAATAAAGTCTCCCTGAATAATACCAGAGATGCGTGGCAAATAATCATAACAAGCATGAAGAATTTCTGCAACTTTACCCGTATGATTTACATCAATTTCTTCATGGGAATGATTGATTTTGATTTTGATTTTATTGAAGACACTTTTAGTGCCCACAAAGAATTTACCATTCTCTGGGTTTGTACCAAAAACTATTGCAGGAGAACCATCAATTTTAACGGTAATCTTTGATTTTGCAGTGAACCAATTCAGTACAGATAGGTCACCTGCAAGAATACAATCTTCTGG